ACTGTAACTCCAGTAACTAAAGAACTTAGAGTAACTAATGGAGCAACACCAGAAGCGCCTTCCATTATATCTAAAGCTTTAGTAACCGCGAATACATCATCTTGACCTAAAGCACCCGCTCCAGCGATAGTTGCTTTATAGCCACTTGTGTAAGCTATTTCAACATCATCATTTGCAGCTGATTCTTTAACGTGCCCAACATTGTCAGCTGATACTATATCAAACTCACCGTTGGCTTTTGCTAATTTTATATGTCCCATTTTCTTATTTTTTTTAAATGTTAATAAATTATGCTCCTTTAAATAACACGAAGTTATTAGCAGCTTGTGTAACTAAACATCTTTCAGATAAGAAATTAACTCTCATAGCATCTAAATCAGAAGTATATGCACCACCAACAGAACCAGTGATCCAAGACTTATATCTTCTATCTTCTGTTTCAGAAGCTCTATATCTTACGTGTAAGAAAGGACGTCTGATATTAACACCTAACATTTGGTCATAAACAGTTGTTGTACCAGCTGGAACCATAACACCATCAATAGCGTTTGATAAACCTCTAGTAGAAGCATCGTTTAAATATTTCCAGTCAGTTTTGTAGAAGTCATAAGAACCTCTTCTGAAACCAGAAAAACCAAAGTTCATAGCCATATCAGCTTCATTGTCAAATAAACCATAAGAAGCTGCAGTAGTAGAAGCATAACCTCCACCTGCCATAGCACCGATCATGTCGTCAAAATCAAGAGCAGTAGCTCTAGATAAAAATAACATGTTCTCTTCAATAGCACCTTGCTTATCTAATTGCTTTAAGATCTCATCGAAATCTCCTAATGCACCTGAACCAGGAGCAGCAGCGCCAGCGAAGCCAGAGTATACATTACCTCTTTCTTCAATAGCAGCAAATAAACCTTCTGTACCTTTTATATCTTGATTAGAATTAGCTGGTCCGTAGTTAAAAGACTTGTTTGCTTGGCTCATTTTCTCACCTTCAACCATTGCCATTTCTAGGTAATCATCAAATCTTAATCTTGTTTCAGACTCAGACTTTAAATACCATAAGTATCCTGATGTACCATCTTCTGTAGCAACTTCAACCCAACCGATCTGAGCAGTATCAGAACCGTTAATTTCAAAGTTATCTTTTAAGATAATTGGTGAATTAGAAAACTGTGTAAATTGTGGTTGAATAGAGCCAGACATTCCAACAGAACCTTTTCCATACTCAGAACCGTATACAAATACAGTAATTTTATTACTACCTTCTAAAGCAGTTGGAAAACCAGCTTTGTCAGTTTCGTATAGAGTACAAGATAACTTGTCGTTAGTTTTACCAGTAGTACCAGAATCACCAACAGCTTGTACTAAAGCTTTAGCAGTAACTAAACCTGTAGCTCTATCAGCCATCAATATAGTTTGTCCTTGTCTAACAGCACCAGAAGATGAATCACCACCTGGGTATGCAGCAGATAAATCTAAAGTAACGTCAATATCGAAACTTCCAGTGTTATCAGCTGTACTAGCATTAGAATAACCTACGTGTAATCTATTTTGTTCAGACCAAATAACTTGATCAGATGTCATTGGCATTTCAGCGCCAACCATTCTCAAGAAACCAGATAATGTTCTGTTTCCGTATCTTTCTACTTCTTGTTCGTATAATTCAGGTAGATACTGTTGTGCAAAATCATTTGCATTAGAACCACCTTCATTAAACGTCAAGTAATTCTCCTGCAATGTAATCTTTTTTTGCGCAGGAGCTAATGATGGGGGAAATGCCCCTCCAGATAAACTCATAATTGTTTAATTTTAGTTTTTATTTTTTTCTTTTTTTAATTTTCAACTTAGAACTATCTACACCATTTATTGCTCTTACTTTTAAACCACCAACAAATATATCTCCAGGAGCTTGATTGTTAGGTGTTACGTCTATATTCTTAGACCTAGCATTCACATCTCTTATAGCATCAGCTTTGCCTTGCTCGTAAAAATGTTCTGCTATAGTATCAGCGTTTCTAGCGGCATAGATCGCTTTATGATAGCCATCAGCATCAGCAATACTTCCATCTTCGTTTAAGAACTTCTTAACGAAATTACCTATATTAGACTGAGCTTTAGCAACTTCACTAGGGTTATTAACTTGATATCTAAATCTTTTCTCTCCAACATTAAAATCAAAACCTTTGAATTCATTGAAAAGTTGATTAGTTTTATTAACAAACTCTTTGTGATGTCTATTTGTTCTCTCTTGTTCTTCGTTGTATCTATTGAAAAAATCCGTGGCTTTCTTCTGTTCCTGCGTAATTGATGGCCTCAACTTGATTTCATCATAATATTTATTTTTGGTCTCTTCCAAAAACTTACGGGCTTTCGCAATTTCTTCTTTATAAGCTATTTGTTTTTTACGGATGTATCTATCTTCGTCAGTTTCTTCGTCCCAAGTAAACTCATCTTCTAATAAAAAATCTATTTCATCACTTTTTAAGTGAGGTTTCATAGCTTTATAATATTCTCTTAGTAATACGTTTTCATCTACGTTTGAATAGTCTGCATTTATTCTCACGTAATCTTCAACAGATCCTCCAGTATCTTCCATGAAAGCAACTAGTTTTTCTATATTCTCTGGTAGTTGTCTTTCTTGTTTTCTAGGATCTTCAATAGTCTCTATGACTTTTTCTTTTTTATCTTGTACAGGCTCTTCTGTTATCTCTTGGATTTTAGGTTTTTGCAGTTCCTCTTTTTCATTATCATTTTTAGAGGTGTCGACCCGTAATTCTCCGTCCACTTTTCCGCTATCTCCGGATGGTTCGCCCACAGGTACTTCCTTTGTTTCTCCGACTGGAATGGCATCTTTTTCTGTTTTAGGTTCTTCTTTTTTAGGTTCTTCCTTTTTAGTTAAATCTAGTTTTACTGTTTCATTTTTTTTGATTAACTTTTTAGGTCTACCTACTTTCTTTTTAACTTTTAAACCTTCAGTCTTTTCAGCTACTGCAGGTTCTTCTTTTTTTTGTTCTGACATAATATAATATAATAGTTAATAATTACTAAGCAGGTTCAAACTGTTCTAGTCCGAAACCACCTAGCGTGTCGTTACCAGCTGATTCAAAATTAGTTGGTAAAGAATCATTTTTACGTTGATCAATCATTTGGCTTTGTTGTGTAGCTTGAAGTCTAGTTCTTTGATCTTTTCTATCTTCAATTTCTTTTTCTCTCATGGATTCAGAATCAGCTTTAGCTTTAGTTAATTCCATATTAAAATTAAATTCTACCTCCATTAACTGTCTTTTTATTTCAGCTTCTCTTTCTAATTTAGTTATAGCAAATTGGTTTTTAGCTTGTTCTATTGAAACAGTAGTCTGTGCTAAAGCTTCTTGTTTTTGTACTTCTTGCATTGCCATTTGTTCATTAGCCGACGCTTGCGCTTGCGCTTGTGCTTGAGCTAAAGATTCTTGAGCTTGCTGATCAGCTTGTTGTTTTCTTTTTCTTTTTAGTTTCAATACTTGATTAGCTAATTTCAAATTGTTTATATTTCTAATATCTATAGCATCTTCTAGGTTTATACCACCTTGCTGCATAGCCATTTGTATGTTTTGTTCTAACTGTGCTTTTTCTTCTTCATCTGGTTTTAACTCTAAGAATATACCAAAATCATATAAATGTAAATTATATATATCCTCTAAAGTTCCAACATTGTAAGCGCTTATACTAGATTTCAAAGCTTCTCTAGTTAGATCAAATTCTAAACAATCATTAGCTCTTAAAGCAATATTCTCACAAGTCTTAAGAGTAAGATACATACTAGACTGTACCAAGTGTTTAGTTGCTACATTAGAATTTGCTATGGCTAACTTTTGTAAACCTACTAATGCGTCTTTTGAAGGTGTGCTGGCATCTCTAGCTTCGTTTAATCCGGTTACATCTCTTATCATTTGTAAATAATACTGATAAGTTTGTATTAGACTTTGTATTTTTGATTGACCACTAGACGTAGAAAGTTCTTGAATAGGTATCTTGCCAGGATTCATTCCACCATCTTGAGTCATAGATCTACCTATAATAGATCCAGTTTGGAAGTACATGTTTAAAGCCTCTTGTGGATTATAACTAGTTCCACTTCCTAAATCTATTTCAGCTAAGCCATCAGCATCTAAGTAAACACCGTCTGGAACTAACCTAGACATTACTTGTTGTAACTTCAAATGAGTAAGTTGTATCATATCTGCAAAACCAGTTATTCTACTAACTAAAGACTCTATTCTACCTTTATACATTCTAGGTGCAGCGATGTTGTAATTCATGTTTACTTTGACTAGATTAGACATAGGTCTAGTCATGTTTTTAGACATTTCCCATCTCAACAAATCTTCGTGTCCTAGTATTTTAGCTCCACTATATAATACTTCTATAGATCTACTAACTCTATCAAACTTATCATTTTCAGGTGGATTAAAAGTATCCGGCTTTTCTAATGCTTTTTCTAAACCCGTATTAGTTTGTTTTATTTTAAATACCTGATCGCTATATGTTTTATATTCAAAATACAAAACGTATATACTATTGTTATCGTTACGAGCGTTAAAGTCCATAACGTAACTACTATTGTTAGGATATTTTTGTATCCTCTCCATTTGATCTTTAGTAAGATCTGGAAATTGTTTTTTCAAATCACCTAAACTAACTCTTTTAACTTCGCCTACATACCATAAATCTTCAAAGTTAGGATCTTCAGTATATGAATAAACTAAGTTAGCAGGGTCGATGTAATCAATAGTTATACCTTCTGCTTTGTTATAACTCGTTTTAACAGCACCTATTCCTAAAACACATAAGTCTTGATTAAATCTTCTTCTTGTAAGTTCGTATTTATTTAAAGCTAAAGTATTATTTATTAATTCTTCTTCAGCTATTTCAACAGACTGCTTATAGTCTAGTTGCATATGAACTTGTAGTTCCTCTCTAGTTTGAGGCATCTCAGGGCCTTGAGCACTTTGACTTATATCTAAACCTAGAGCGCTTTGCACAGTTTCTCTAAACGACTTAGTTTCTATATCTATTAATATGCTTTCTGCATAAGCTGTTCTTTGCTTGAGAGAATCAGGATCTTGAGCGTAAGCTTTTATTTCGTATATCTTTTCCGACATACCGTTAACAACTATATCTACAAACTTAGGAATTACAGGTATAGGTTTCCAGTCTAAGTTTAAATAAGATAAATCGCCGTTAATAGATAGTTCATCTTTGTATTTTTGAACAGGTTGTTCTGCTCTAGCGTATAATCTTAAGTTTCTAAAATTATTAAATTGACTAGCGTATCTATTGCCCATACCTGTTCTAACTCCACTAAACCAGTCACTCTCTATAGCTTTACCTACCTGCATACCATAGTCATAACTTTGCTTAACCTCATCAGAAACTACTTGATCTGGAAATATACTATTATTATCGGTTGAAATCATTATTTAATTATTTTTGAAATTACACCGTTATTGTTATACTTTTTTATACCTAAACTCATATGTTTTACTGATCTTTCCATTACTGGTTTATATTTATTTTTATTACAAGCCATTATTGCTAAACCAGAACTTATTGTAGCATCAAATTTAGTTCTATTATTTATATCAAAAGTAGCCCAATCTTCTAATGTTTTTTGAAAATACATGTCTCCAAAACCCTCAGGTAGTTGTCCAACATATTCCTCTATGTAAGATTCTATCGCGGCTGCGTGTGCCTGTTTAATATCTTCACTTGAATTAGGTATACCACCTATTTCTTTTTCTGTAGTTGAAAGTTTATTCCAAATTTTATCTGGCCTGTTTATACTAAATCCTCTATAACCTCTTCTTTTAAAATAATACAATAATCTAGGCTTGTTATTTTCAGCTAGTATAGGCATACCATAAAATATACAAGCCATTAATACATCTTCAAAAAATGTTTCTGCTGTTTGAGGTCTAGCTATATATTCTAAAAAGAAGTGATTAGGTGGCGCGTTTTCCATTGAAAACTTTGTTAGCCCATGTAGCGATCCATTAGAGCCTTTACCGTCGACAGTACCACTAATATCATAAGAATCACAACCAAATGCTCCGATATGATCGTTTCCAGGGTATTTAATTCCATTTTTTAAAATTATATTATTTTGTATACTACTATCAGGTATCCAAGATATTAAAAATCTACCTGTAGAATTAGGTACAAATTTTACTCTAGTGTCTTTTAAACCACCATCCCATAGAAAACTACCTTTAGTTATATTTGTTAGATTATTTATTTCGTTATTATAATCTATTTGTGTGTATATCCTAGTTAAGTTAAATAAACTATTTTTAGTTTCATCTCTAAATGCATGAGCTTCAGTTCTTGGAAACTGTCTATAATATTCATTTAAACTATCTTGATCGTCTTTTAATCCATCTACTTCATTGTCCCAATGCTCTATTACTCCGATTTTAATTTCAACACCATCTGCTCCGAAGACTTTATCTTGTCTTGTAAGAAATACAGGTGATCCAAAAGTATCCATGAATCCTTCGTAGTTCCACTCCATAGGGATGAAAAGAGAGTAGAGGCCAGAACTTGTTTGTCCATTTCTATTTCTTTTTGTAACGTCTGAATTGTAATAGAGTTTTTTGAAGTTGTTTCCACCTTTATCTAATGCGTTTGAGGTTGAGCCCATCATACACTTACCTACTATTTTCGATCCTAGTCTAAGCGTAGTTTTTGTGACCCTCCAGTTATTTAATATATTATCAGGTCTTTCCCATTTACCGCTTTCATCGTGAGCTAGTAACTTAAGCTTTTCACCATCATAAGAGTTGTCACCCGTGTTTTTCCAATCAATAGTTGTATCTAATCCTTGTAGCTCTCTAAGTTGTTCGTTTGTTTCTAGTTTACGTCTAGTAAGTTTTGAAACCATCTTGGATCGGCTTGAAGAAAAACGGATAGTTAACGGATATCGGGACAACTTTATCTGTGAACATTTTTTTAGCATCTGCTCCAGACTTTGAAAGGATACCGAATCTGGCGTCTGAAGATATTGTGGCTTGGTTAACAAGTTCTGCGGATGACATGAAGCTAAAGCCACTCCGTCTATTCTTGAGGTAACACATTCCATAGCATCTAACATCTGCTTTGCATGCTTCCCAAAATATGAAGAAGAGTCTGTTTGACTCTCTGTAATCGGGAGCTCCGACGTCGATTTTTGACCATTGCAAGTACATATAGTGAGTACCTGTGATATAAGTAGGGCTACCGTTATTATAAAACCAATACCCTTCATCTCGTTTTTTAAATTCTTCATCTATATAATCAAACCATTCTTCTTTAAACTCTGTTGGGTATTCGTCCCAATCAAATCTACTTTTTATTCTACTTAAAGCTTTCGGGTATTCTTGTTTTTCCCAATATTGTTCCTTTTGAACTTTGCTTCGTTTAAAAGGTTTATCTTCTGCTGGTAATGCGATGCGAAGATTTTGTATTTCAATGATCTGTCCAATTTGTCCAGTTTTACTTATTACTATAAAATCATAATCTTCGTTATAGCCATACTCCCATTTTTTATATCTATTTTGTTTAGATAGTATTTTAGGATTAACTACATCTTTAAGTTCTTTCCAGAGTGTTTGTGTGTAACTCACTTGCTTCTCCCTTCCGCAAACTTAAATACTCTCTCTTCTTTCTTTTGTTTAGGCTTTTCACTTAATCTATCTTCTTCCTCCTGTATTCTAGAAAGTATTTCAAAAGCATCAAATATTGCTAGCTTTTTAGTAGCAGCGGCATTCTTCAAACGATCCGCAGTTACATCCTCTCCCGTATCCACTATCGGTTCTTTTGCTACTTTTATCAACTCTGCTACTGCTAGTTGACCCGCTTGAATTATACTCTTTTTGGTTTTCTTTACGTCCATAAGTGATAGCTATATCTTTTGATTTCATACAATATAATTTTTCATCATCTATAATAAACTCAAACTCAGAGTTTGGTGTAAATATAACAAGTGCTCCAGGTTTTAGTCCTACAGCTTCTAATGAACTATTAGAATACTTTAATATACCAAAGTGTTCCTTTTCATTATTTACCGTTAGATGTGATTTTTCTTTAATAGGTTTAACAAAGCAATAATCTAAATGACATTTCAAGTTATACATAAATATTTGATGTATATCACAAAAATATAAATCATCTTTAAAGTAAGTTGAACTATTCCTTTCTTTACCTTTTTGGTCGTACCATCTTCTAAATAAATTGTGGTGCACATAAACGATATCTCCACATCTTATATCTGTGTCGAAAGCTGCAGGCGTAGAAACAACTACAGCTTTTTTACTTACAAATAAATGGTTTTCTATATTTGTATTTATTAATAATTCCTTACCATCCACAAACTTAACGTTATCGTATCTTTCTTTGTAAGGTCTTATAATAAAGTTATATAAACTTCTCATTAGTATTTAAGATCGAACTCTACAGCTATAGCCATGTTGTTATTAAACCTTTTCCATGGTAATACTTCGTTATTCTTTTTAATATAAATAGAATACTCACCGCTTTGTTCGTTGTTTAATATATCGCATATAGTATGACCACCGTAAACCTCTTGACCAACTGAATAATGCATAGCATCATTTTTGTAGTCAGATCCAATACTTATTTTTCTTATTACACTAGACATTTTCAACTTTTAGTTCTTCAGCTTCTATCTCAGTGTAAGAACCATCCTCAAGATTAATATTGATCTTACCGTACTCTTTTTCTAGTTCTTTTTTAAAATCTTCTACTTCTGCATTTGTAATAGCCAATTCATGCAGCATAGCATGTTTTTGAGATTCAATAGCTCCTATGTTACCTACGAGCTTTTGTAAATTCTCTTGTTGTTCTTTTATTTTGTCTAAATGTTCTTTTTTAACTTTACTCATTTTATTTAATTTAATTATATTTTATTTATTATTTTACCGGTGGACTTGGGTCAGTCCATTCTGGAGTTGCTAGCAAAGCTAAAGCTTCTTCATGATTTAAAGTCTGTAATGGAACTACTGTACCATTAGTTATAAAACTAGGAGTCACTTGATAAGAAAGCATAGCTTGTGTATTAGCTAGGTTTCTTCTCATTGTTTGCGAACTCGTAGTGTTTATCTGACTGAAATCTATTAACTTAGTCTGCGTATCTATATCTATCACTATATATGTCGTCATTTTTACTTATTTAAGGTACATTTGTTGATCGGCCTGAGTCTGCTGGGTTAGTTACGCCGTCTGCATAATCAGCCATATTAATACTGTATGAGTTTTTGTTACTGTTTTTCATATCACCTTCTAAATCCACTATTGTTAAGTTTGATCCAACGCCATTAGCGTTTGAACCAGGTGCGTCACCTACTATGTCGTGTTGCTCTGTGTTTTGACCATTTCCGTCGTTTCCATTTACAACTTCTCTAACAACTAGATCAGTTCCATCAAAATACGTATATTGTTGATCTAAAGGCCACCAAAAATACGGTTGTCCAGGTGTAAAGCTGTTATTTAAATCTTGAGTAACACCGCTATTATATAAATCTAAAACTTCTTCATTGTTAATAGCTCTATTGTAAATAGCTATATTTGAAAGATAACCATCAAAATAATATGAATTGTTATGACCTTTACCAATGCTGTTATACGATCCCGTATTGTAACTACCAGTTAAAAAACTAACATAAGAAACACTATCAATGTAAACTGTATAATTGTTGTTGGAGTTTACTATAATAACATTGTGCCATTTATCATCATTTAGTCCTGATCCTATATTATATTTCCAGGTATTGGTATTTACAACAAAACCAATCTTATCAGCGGCGTTACCTTTAGTAATTGCAAAGTTTTTTGTAAAACTAGCTATTTGAAAAAGTCCTGAAGCTGTAGCTGTATCAGTTGTTTTAAACCATAAAGAAACACTGAAATCTGCTCCAAAAAGATCTAACGAAGGGTCTCAAAGTGATTAGTGCTATCGAAAGTTATACTATAATTACTGAACGGTTGTTTTCTAGTTAAATTACTTTGAACTAAAGCTGAAGCAGGTAGATTATCACTTTCAGCATTAACTGTAGAAACGTTGTTGACTTTCATTGCCGACTCAGGTAAAAGTACTGTTCCATTAGCTACTGGTTGATTAGCTAAAACATCTATTGTTTGAATACTAGTTTTTCCATTAGCTGGTTTATTGTATGAATAAGCTCCAATACCTATATTTCCATTACCACTTGAATCTGTTAATTGATATTCCGGAGCGCCTGATGTGTTGAAACTAACGGTGTTACTATCTAATTTATACCATATAGATGGATTTAAAGATGATATATCACCAGGTGTACCGCCGTTATACAAAGCAGAGACATTAGCAGGATCAGCATCGTCACCAGTAAATAAAGATAAATTACTCATCATAACTCCCTGCATCTGACCGGTACTAACAGAATGTCCAAATGCTTTTATTTTAGTTCTAACTTGCCAATCTTGAGTTATACTATCAGTTTTTGTTTCAACTCCATTTAAAAACATTTTGAATTTAGAAGGATCTGTTGCATCAAAAGTAGATCCTGATCCTTGATCCATATATACAACTACATGAGCAAAACCATTTGTAGGTAATCCAAAATTAAAAGATGAAAAATTACTACCAGATGAAGCTCCACCATAAACTCTAAATAAAGCACCAGTAATATATATAGTGTTTGCAGCACCGCCACCAGCATCAAAAAATATATAACCAGGGGTGTTTTTTGATTGTTTATACCAAAAACTTAATAAAAATTTATTATCTGTTAAAGCAAAATCTTCATTTGGAAAATTAAAACCTTCATAACCACCGTTTTGGTTTTGGTAAGCACCTGAAAAATTAATAGCTTCAGTAGCTCCAGGCGTTACCCCAAACGGTTTAAAAAACCAATTATTTGGAATAAAACCGCCGCTATCAGGATAATTAACAAATTGGGAGTTAGCTTTATCCATAGGCCAAAAACCTTTTAAATTACTAGTCTGTGGTAAATTAGTTTGCTTAGGTACTCCGTTATTGTATAATGATTCTATTTCTGAATTAGTTAAATCATTACCCCAAACGCATAAATTACTAATTAATGTACCTGCTATACTGCTCGGCACACCTATTGTCAATTGATCCATTGCGTAGTTTTGACCGGCGTAAGCGCCAGAAGCATTACCTGCGTCTACTTGTTTTTCTCCATCAATCCAAAATTCACTGTTTTCTATATTTAAAGGATCTGGAATAACAAAAGTACAGTGATGCCACTTACCATCATACAATGAAATAGCTGACGGCCAATACCTATAACTTCCACCTCCAGCTGCTAAAAAATACAGTTTACCGTTAGGGTCAAATTTTAACTGTCTATAATTATTGCCTGATAATAAAAACAAAGTCGACCAAGATGTGGCACTACTATGCATCCACCAAGATATAGTGCATTTTTGAAAAGAAGAATTAGCAACAGGAAAAAACATTTTTGGACTTACCGTTATTTTTTGGTTTGTATCACTAAACTCGATAGCGGTTTCAGAAGCTGATCTATTATCTGGCATGTCCCAGTGGTCGGTTGAAATAGCTACTGCTGGTGGATTTACAATTGAACCTCCATGTGCACCAGTGTAGTTGGTTTGTCCAAAAGTCTCTGTTAGTAACGTACCACTACTA